TATTCAGGATTTATTAATTGACCCCAGTCACGAATAGTGTAGAATTTACATCTTCTACTGATTGCTTCATCTTGCTTGTCAACAGGCCACTCGTTGCAAGTGAAGATTTTAGTAATCCCAGCAGGAATGGTAGCAACAGCATGACGACAATGGATAGCACGAGTGTTATCACAATCAACAAGAGCAATTTGATTGGTGCGCGGAGTGTGACAGAAAGAGACGTCATCAAAGACAATGGATTTGTGATACCCCTGTCTAAACAATTTTAATTGATCAACGTGCGATACAAATAAGCATGGCTTGGGTGCATTTCGCTTTGCCCAGGTGGTCTTTCCGCAGCCACTGGGACCACGTAACACAATGCTGAATCTTGGATTTCCTGGCATGCGGAAGGAGTCAAGAGCGGAACAAATTTCTCCTTCATGTTTGTCATCAAGGATGGTGCAAAGATCTCCATGAAGTCGATTCCAAAAGTATTGGGCGTATTGGAAGCTGACTTTCTCAGTGGCACAATACTCAAACCAATCCTCTTCTTTTTCAAAAGAGAAGCATCTTTCCTGTAATCCCATTTCTTCAATTGTTTCTTTTCCCTCAACTTGAAACCCGTCGAGGTTAACGTCCACCTCGAGGAAGTCACCGTCTTTTTTGCAGTATTGAACGACTGCAATCCACTTTTTTGGAACCTGAATGTTTGGATGGAAGATCCTTGCTCTTTCGTCATCACTACCTTGTTCTTTGTCCCACATGAAGTCAAAGTGTCTTTCATTGCAATGGATGAGTTTACTAAACCAGACTGCTGCATGTAGATGGAATGATCCATCTTCGTGCTTTTCTCTTGATACCACAATGTGTTTGACAGGAGCAATTCCAATGAGGATGTCTTTAAGTCTTTCTTTTGGAGCGTCACATTTGGGATAAGTAAGGAAGAATTGACGGGCATTAAACTTAGAAGGCATAAGAGAATCGAACTCTTTGAAAACAGAATTGGGACAGGGGTCCCACTCGGGGGAGCCCCCTTATATAAGGTACCAACTAGGGACCACGTGGTCCCTAATCAGATTAGGGGGGATATTAGGCAAGTGGCTTAACTACCAGGGTTAGGGCAACAGGGGTTAGTCCCTGCGCCACCGGCGCAGTTCCTTAGGGTTAGGGCGGTTAGGGTTAGGGCAGGATTAGGTTTGGATTTAAAAAACCTCCCCAAAACCCTAGGCGTCCTCGACTAGGGTTGCGGAGGCCTAATTCCGAAATTTCAGACTAACCCCTTTATTCTTTATTTATCCCCTCCTACCCACCCACCCGCACAATATATAATATTACGTGCGGGTGTTTTCCGCAAGCAAAGCGCGCAGGATGGCAGATGTGGAAATGGGATTAGGACCTTATTATGGTCCAGGGCCTCGTTCGAAATATAATCGAGCATTAATGCAGGCTATGAATGTATTTGCTCGTGCGATGCCCTATGTTGCAGCAGCAGGTACAGGAGTAGCTGTTGCTAGAAAACGTTTTGGTACTAAGAAAGGTATGAAAAAACGTTCTCCTACTGCTGCTCAAAAAAATCGTGCTAAAAAGAAGTTAGCGTTAGCTTTCCGAAATGCCAGAAACGTGAACACTAGTTCAATCCGTCGTGGATTTGTTAAAAAGGGTTTTTCTAGTAAAGGCTATGTGAAGAAAGCCCGTTCTAAAAAACGGGTTTATTCATCTCATATATGCGAAGAAGTAAGTGGTGTTGTATCCGATAAGGATTGTGTGTATATAACACATGTTGCTTGCGATACATATCAACTTGTTGAAGAAATAGTCAAAGCTTGTATTCGCAAGCTATTTGAGAGAGCTGGAATGGTTCTTAGAGATAACCGTGAGGTTATCTCAGGAGAAAATTTAGCAGATGGATCTGGTTTTAGAGTCGAATTGGTCAGTGAAAATATCGACTCTAGTGATAGCGTGAGATCAGTACTGGCTGGTTACGATACAGCCGATGGTACAACTATCGCTATTGCAGCAAACGCATTTTTTAGTGCGTTTCTGTCTATTAGTAGTACTCTTCAGACTCTTCCAGGAGCAGGACTGAATGCTAATGGAAATGTCTTATCAAAATTTATTTTGTGGGAAGTTACTGGAGTTCCTACAAAGCGTCTTGCTGCGGAATTGGATTTGAAAAATATTGAAATTGATTTATATTGCCAATCGCAATTGAAATTTCAAAATAGAAGTAGATCCGGTGACGGAACTGAACAAATTGACAACGTCAATAATAACCCATTGATGGGTTATATTTACGATTTTCGTGGTATCCCGAAAACTAGAATGCATGGCCCAGGGGCCTTGCAAACTATTCCTAGTAACAGAGGAGTTCAGCTTGTTAGAGCTTCTCAAATGAACGCTTCAAATTCATCGAATTTTAAGGAGCCTCCTCGTTCTGGTGATTTTATCAATTGTATTGGAAAAAAGAAATTGTATATTAACCCTGGTCAAGTTAAAATGACTACAATTTCTACTCAAAAGAGTATGGGTTTATATAATTTACTTAAAGCCCTTAAATATCATGTTGGTGAAATCAATAATGAATATCAATCATTTTATTCTATGTTTCCAACGCAGATGGTAGCGTTGGAAGACGTTATTAACGTCGATCTTGATGAAAAGATCGAAGTTGCTTACGAAGTTGATCGTAAGCTATCGGTAGGATGCCGAGTCAAGAAGACACATATGAATGTGCGCAACTTTTTTCAAGAAACCTTTAACAACGTTCAACCTCCTGACCCAGAAGAATAATAAAGTTATTCAGGATTTATTAATTGACCCCAGTCACGAATAGTGTAGAATTTACATCTTCTACTGATTGCTTCATCTTGCTTGTCAACAGGCCACTCGTTGCAAGTGAAGATTTTAGTAATCCCA